CAATCTTAAACCCTTTAGATTTATCAATTAAACCTTGTACTCCATCGACCACACGCTTAACTGCTATATCTGTGTTATAGGCTTCTCCTGTTTCAGATTCGTTAGCATACTTACCAATATGAATATCGGCAGGATTTATAACTAATAAATGAGTTCCTTCGTTTCTTTTTACTTTCGGGTAGGTTGGAGCATGACCTTTTATGAAAGTGTTTAATCTTTCAAACATTCCATTTTCATCAAATCCACCTTTCCCATCTTTAGTAACGATTGAAAATCTGAGTTCTCCGCCCATGTTTTGCCAATGCTTAACCGACACTACATCTTTCTTATCTATTCCACGTTCTAATAAGTGAATATCTAAAGAAGAATTATCGTTAAAATTGTCTAGGGTTCCTGCTCGGTGTTTTTTGATAAGGTCTATTTCTTCACCTTTCAAACGAAATCTATTATTTCTCTTTTGCGACATATAGTTAGTTTGGCACTAATATACTATTTTTTCTCGAATACTGAGAAGCATAAAGGTATTACTGCTATTGCTGCTAAAACAAGCGTTTGCCAAGTGATCCCGTTTGAATCTATTTGAGATACAGCTGCTATCGCTAAAGCACCGCTTACTGTCCTTTTACTACTCCATTTACCTTTCACGTCTTTAAACATTTCAGGCACAATAGCTAAAATTCCTTTAGCCCATAGCGGATTCATTTTCTTTTGTCCTTTACAAAATACCCTACTAAGTCATCAAAATAACCAAAAATCTTGTTATCTTTTTCTGTTGGTGTAAGATTTACTACGATCTTAGCAAACGCTAAGATACCAATAAGTAATTCTCCCCAATTATTTGTCAATAGTTCCATAATATGTGTTAATTTCAATGAATATAAAAGGTATATATAAGCAATGTTTATGCCCATCTTCAAATTTATCAGACCAAATACCTATCAAAATACCTGTGTAAACTCCTATTCCAATATCCCAACCTGTCATATTAATAAGTCCAAATTACGCAGTTAGGCAAATCTTCATCACAATCAATATGCACGAATGTCTTTGCTATACCTATACGAGTGAATCCTGCCGCCATAGCTGATTCAACTATAATAAACCTATCCGTACTATTAGCGCAAGCAATATCCACAGCATTACCTCTTAAATGAGCTGAGTTAGTTTTACCGCCTGCCCTTTGATTTGTGTCTTTATCTCGCCAAGCAGAATTAATATGAAAAGGAATGCCTGCGATAGAACGAGCTAATTCCAAATTTAAAAGCAAATTTTCGCTCATTTGTTCATAGCATTCTACTCCATTGCAAGTAAATTCATAAGGCTCGAAGTACTTAATCTTTTGATTCATGTCCGATCTTTTTGATATTATATAAAGCTGCGGTTATCAGTACAATGGCAGTTAAAAAGCCATTTATATCTGCAAAACTTATCCCTATCGCTGCGGTATTTATAACATTAGTTTCGATTATATCTTTATACATTAACTGAGCTTAAATATATTAATAGCTTTTTAATATTCTTTTTCTTTGGCTTGTATATCATATCCTTAGACCTGTATTATATGCGTTAGAAATAGGATTCATTGCAGCTCCTGAGTTTGTCGTATATTCAGGAAATAAACTAGAATTTTCACATAGGTAATCTACGATTCTTTGACCATAAAATTCAGCTGTATCTCTCTCTTTTTGAATCAACCAATTAAGATCGCTTTTATTAGCTGCTGTTCCGTTTTCGCTATTCTTTTGAGTAACGGATCCGTTCTTAATTTGGAAGGATATGAAAGGAAGTGCTTCTACTAATGCGTAATGAATTATGCTGTCTTGTACGTAATCATCTATCAAAATTTTATAGTTACCCGTTATAGAACCCGCTTCAATATCAGCTTCCAACTTTTCGTATAAGTCAGTCCCTAGTATTACCTGCATATTCTTATCTTGTGCTATCTTTAAAAAGGGTAAAAGAAAAGCAGTATCTACATTGTAATTGATCGCAGTAGAACTCTTTAATTTATCTTCGTTGCAAAATAATGCTGCCATTTTTATTTGTTTAAAAATCCTTTATTAACCATGTCTATCGGCTTCATAGCTACGTTTTTATCATTCCGTATTCTATAACCTTCAGAATCTGACTTTCCTGTACTTATTGTGGGTGCTAGCGGGTTGTTTACATCAACTTTAATAGTGCTTTTAAATGTCTTTCTTTTCCATTTGTGATGACAAGCACCGCCACCCTTGAATTTCCAAATAGAATAAGTTTGTTCGCCTTTAGCTGCCCAACCTTTATTCACATTTTTATTTTCCATTGCAATAATGTCTTCTTTCCTATACAGCTTATCCGCACTCACCATCTTACGACAAAATTCTCGACTATTAGAACTTGCTTTTAACGGAGCGTAAGAATACCTAACCTTATACATAAAACCATTAATAGTTTTATCTTGATCACTTTTAGAATTAGGTCTTGCTGTTCCTGTACTAGCGAAATCAAACGCTACTATTTCCTCGTGTTCTTCAGCATCTTCTTCTGATATTAACTCCCAATCCTTGCTACTAAGTTCTTCACCTAATCCTATTAACTCAGTAGCTACGATAAAATCCGCCTTTTCGTCTTCTTTAGAAAAGTTTTCGCACATTTTAACTCCCGTTTCTTTTTCCGTTTCTTCTACGTTTAAATCTTCGGTTTCTACAAATTCTATCGGCTCAATAGTTTTAAAGTACATATCCAAAACAATACCATTGACTGCTAAAATACTATCAATAGCTTCTAATATAATATTTTGCTTAGGGCGGATTACTTTGTTATCAAACAACTGAGAAGCTGTTTTAATTTCGTCCGCATTATTACCCATTCCCGTAGCATCTTTAATACCGAAAAGCATAGGACTAGTTACCTTATGACCTATTAAAATCTTCTGTGTAGATTCTTCAGATAAAAATTTATATTGTTCAGAAGCTTCCGAAATAGGTATAGTTTCAATAGTGGTAGCAGTAGACTGATCATCATTCCAACTCGTAAGCCATTTCTTACCACCTGTACCTATTAATTTAGATTCAATGGATCTTTCTATTTTGTCTTGTTCTTCCTCAACAGGTATTCCTTGATTGAAATTAACCAACATAGTAGGAGCAAAACCGTTTTGGATATTTGTTTTGTGGTAATTTGCTATTTCCTCGTCTATTTCTGACCAAGGCAAAGCACCCACATAATCCACAGGGCTGAAGTAAAAGAATCCTGCCGAATAAGGAGCAATTACCAATACCTGAGTTTCTTCACCACGTGAACCATCAAAAGATTCTATTCTACGTGGTCTGTATCTATCTTTTCGGTATTCGCTCCAATTATCTGAGTAATACCAACCTTTAATTTCTCCTTCAGTTGCCTTTTCAGGACGAAGATTTTGCATAGGTAAATGCTTAGCTTTGAGAATTTGAGTTTTACCCTTATTCCAAACTACATTAAATGCACCCATTCCAAGCTTTTTCAAATCACCTGCAACCCTTCGCACATCTTCACCTCTAAAAATAGTACGCATTTTAGCGAAGTCTAACGGTCTTTTAGAGCTATCCGTAGCATCTAATCCTTCTCCGTAGATTTGATCGCTTACGCTTGTTATAATAGCGTTAGAAACTGCCGAACCATTACATCTATCTATAAGATAAGTGAAATAATTATTATCTTCTCCGTAACCCACCCAATCTTTCGCAGGGTTTTCCATCGCTTTAGGGGTCAAAGTAGAACTAAAATTCATTACTTTAAAACTCATACCTTCAAATATACACTATTAGTATTATTGGCTTCTGCTTGCTTCACGTAAACCACCTCACTCGTTCCACTAACCCACGCTTTACCAACTTCTCGCAATCCGAGAACGCTAGCATCTAATGGATCTACATTTTCTGCGTCTGTTTGTTCATATACATTGTAAGAAAAGAAACTCATCTCTTGCATTGTGTATTTAGGTTCTGCTCCTGTGTTTACGTTGAAAGCTAAAGCTACCGACCTTACATTTACATCTCCCTTAGTTACCACTTTCGCTTCGCTAATTCGTGTTTGCAGATTAGTAAATATAAGTAAATAATAGTTATCATAAGCATTAGTAGAATTTTCTTCTAATGACAGATAAACCGTATTATTCTGTTGGTGCTTCAGCTTGATCATTTGAATAAAGATTAATTAAACTTATAGCTTCTGAATTAGTAAGTAAAGTGTTACTAGGATAGTTTAAGACATCACCTAAAGCGATTAAAGCAGTAACCTCACTTTGTAACCATGAAGCATTAAA